CACAGCCAAAGCGCAAGTTTGCACTTCCGTCTGCTGCCGATTGGATGGCCGCATACCACATCGGTGGCGACACGTTTGCAAAAGTAAACGCAGCCGTAGCCGAATGGCAATCAGAGAATCAGACCGCATTGCAAGCAGCAGCTGGCGATGTGGCCACAACCAACACCCCTGGTCTTTTGCCAGTTCCCGTGCTTGGACCACTTGTGCAAAATATCAATTTTGTCCGTCCAGTTGTCAATCGCCTGGGCGCACGTGCGTATCCGGATGGCGGACAGCAAAAGACATTTGTGCGTCCAACAATTACGACTCACACAAGTGCAGCTGCTCAAAGTGCAGAGTTTGACGCAGTGTCAGCAACCACCATGGTCATTGCAAGCAACACTATTAGCAAGACAACCGTGGCCGGTCAGGTCACCCTTTCTCGTCAAGACGTTGACTTTACGTCGCCTGGTGCAATGGAACTGATCCTCAATGACCTTATTGGGGAACTGATGTTGAAAACTGACGACATTGCCGCTGACGCATTGCTTGCAGCAGCAACATCATCAGGCGTGTGGGACCTCACCACAACTGACTTGATGAAGTCCATTTACGACGCAGCAGTTGACGTATCAAACGGCACCAACTTCTTCCCTGACACAATTTTCGTGTCACCAGATGTTTGGGGCCAAATGGGTCAGCTTGTTGACGGTTCAAACCGTCCAGTGTTCCCATACTTGGGCGCACCTGGCCTTGCAGGACAAAACGCACTTGGCGGCGGAAACGCAACCACATGGACCGGCTCAAACCCACTCGGTTTGGAAATCGTCGTTGACTCAAACTTTGCTGCAAAGACCATGATCATCACAAATGCAAGCAAAGCCTTTGAGTATTACGAAGACATGCGCGGCATCATGTCAGTCGATCAGCCTGCAACGCTTTCGCGCTTGTTCTCGGTACATGCCTACTGCTCAACCTTTGCAGCGGTATCAAGCATGATCCGCAAGATCACCCAGGCATAACCCGAAGGGCGGACAGCCCATGGCGGTCTATACAGTCACATTCAAGCAACTGCTTGACAACTACGCAGTGCTTACACTGCTGACCGATAGCGATATCGAGGTTGGGCAAAGCATCACGGTGGCATCTGTCGATGCAACTTTCAATGGCACATACACCGTGTATGCCTTGCCTCAATACCTCTACACAGGCACAGACACCGAAGGCAATTTGCTGTTTGACGGCCAAGTGCCTATCGCCAATCAAGTGTTGTTTGCAAAGACCGCATCTGATGTCAATCGCATTGCCACGGCCACAGGAACAGTCACATGGACTGTTTCCTGCACCTGGGCAACCACGGCAATGGTGGAAAGTTATCTTGGTTTGACGCTCACAGGAACAGACGATGCGACAACGCTCACAAGAGCTACAAATGCCGCAAACGCTTTTGCATATCGTCGAAGATTAGAAGCCGGCTATCTTTCTGATTCGCAAACAACTGTGCCGTCAGGTGACGTTCTTTTGGGAACCATCATGATCGCTGCGGCATATTTCAGACAGCGCGGTGCCTATAACGCCATAGCAAGTTTTGATGGCATGGGTGTACCACCAGCAAACGGCGTCACGCCAATGATTATGCAGCTGCTTGGCATCAACCGCCCGCAGGTCGCCTAATGGCCTACACCGACCTTTTCAATGTTGGTATCGACAATCTGGCAACCAGCCTGGGCACCATCACAGGTTTGCGCGTTGTCACTGATCCAAGAAACGTGAACCCGCCATGCGTCTTCATAGATGCGCCATCATTTACTGCATACAACGCAAACATCGCAGAACTAGATGTGCCGGTACGCGTAATCACCATCGGACCTGCCAATCTCGATGCTTTGCGTAACGTATTGGAAAATTGCGCACTGCTACTCAACAAGGGTGTCGCAGTAACAGAAGGCCGACCCATTAGCCTTTCCATTGGTGGTCAAGACCTGGCCGCCTACGATCTCACTATCAAAATGAAAGTGCAAACATCATGAGCAAATACACCATCGTTAGCGAACTTGTTGGAACACCAGGCGAAGAGTTTGTGCCAGACGAAGGCATCAATATTGATGCACTCATTTGGGGTGGTTTCATCAAGTCCGACAACAAAGCCCCAAAATCTGCTAAAACAGAACCAACAGAGGAGAACCAGTAATGGCAACTAGCACATATCTTTCAAACCCAACCGTCACGGTGAACAGTGTGGCCCTAACCGGCTTTGCCACAGCTGCAACCTTGACTCGTACCAATACGGCCCAGGACACCACGGTCTTTGGAAATACAGCACGCGTGTATTCAGCCACAATCGAGGACAATGAATTGACCGTCAGCCTGTACATGACCTACGGCGCATCAGAAACCTACGCAACGCTTGCAGCACTTGTCGGCACAGCCACCACAGTGGTAGTCAAGCCAACATCGTCAGCAACTGGCGCAACCAACCCTGCGTTCACTTTGACCAACACGTACCTTGAATCATTGCCAGTAATCAATGCAACTTTGGGCGAAATCAGTTCTATCGACATCACATTCCGTGGTGGAACCTACACCGCAGCTGTCGCTTAGTCTCAACCAAAAAGGAATCCCGACATGAGAATCAAACTGAATGTTGAAACCGTAGATGGCTCATACACGGTCACCACGACCATGGCATCCATCGTTGCATTTGAACGCAAATACAAAATCGGTGCTGGCCAATTGGCTGGCGACATCCACATCGAATGGCTTGCCTATCTGGCATACGAATCGGCAAAGCGTTCCGGCATCACCGTGCCAATTGTTTTTGACGATTACCTAGACCAGGTGATCAACATCGAACCCGAAGACGCAGGCCCCGAAAACCCTACGGTCGCGGTACCTACCGCAGAGCCTTAGCAGAACTACTGGTTGCCGTTCATTGGTGGCCACCCGATGTACCATTTGACACTGACGATCTGGAAACGGTCGCCAGGGTATTGAAGGAACAATCAAAGTGAGCATTAGCGCAGGCGTAACAGTGACAGGCACAAAAGAAGTGTTGCTTGCCTTACGCCAAATTGACCCCGAAATGCGCAAACAATTTGACCGTCACGCAAAACAAATTGCAGCACCAATTGTCAATGCCGCACAAAGCGATTACCCCGAAAAGTATCTATCGGGCATGGCCCGCAACTGGTCGCAACGTGGCCGTCAATTATTTCCTTACACCCAAAACGCAGCGCGCCGTGGTGTCAGCGTCAAAGTATCAACAGCAAAGAAAAACCAGTCGGTCATCAAAATCACCCAACGAAATCCAGCTGCATCAATTATCGAAGTTGCTGGATCAGCCAGGCGCAATCCTAAAGGCGACGCATTCAATGCAAACCTTGCAGCCAAGGCAGGCCAGCCGTCCCGCGTCATGTGGCCATCAGCTGACCGGCATCTGCCACAGGTGACCGCAGCCATTGAAGACCTAGTGCGCACCGTGGCAGCCACAATCAACAGATCGAGAGCGTTGCGCTAATGGCAATCAATATTCCAATCATTTCTGATTTCGACAACAAAGGAATCAAAAAAGCCGAAAAAGCATTTGATGAAATTGGCAGGGCTGGAAGCAAGGTCAGCACTTCACTCAAAAATGCTTTCATTCCAGTCGGCATCGCACTAGGCGGTCTGGCCGTTGCCGGCGCAAACTTTGCAATGGCTGCCGCAGAGGATCAGAAATCTGCTGCTTTGCTAGCACGACAATTGAAGGTCACCACCAAAGCAACTGATGCCCAGGTGAAAGCTACGGAAGATTTCATTTTGCAAATGTCTTTGGCTAACGGTGTGGCCGACGACGAACTTAGGCCGTCGCTTTCCAAGTTGGTCAGGGGTACTAAGGACATCACCAAAGCACAGAAATTGCTTGCATTATCGCTAGACGTGTCTAGGGGCAGTGGCAAAAGTTTGAGTCAAGTTACCGACAGTATTTCTAAGGCCCTGGGTGGGAACATGGGCGCGCTGGCGCGTCTGTCGCCCGAAGTCAAGCAAATGGTCAAAGACCAAAAAAGCCTTGACGATATTTTGCAAGCATTGGGCAAAACCTATGCAGGTAGTGCTAGTACCGCAGCCAACACGTTTCAGGGCCGTATGGACCGTCTCAAAGTGGCTATCAACGAAACCAAAGAGTCAATCGGCTATGCCCTATTGCCAATTTTTGAAAAGATGGTCACTTTCATTCAGACTCGCATTTTGCCTGTCATCCAAAAGTTTGTTGATTCAATCGGTAGGCAGGGCCTAGCCAAAACACTCAAAGACACCAGTGGTGAAATCTTCAACTGGTACCGCGAAGCAGACGGTGCCACAGGTGCCACGCTCGACTTTGCAGCTGCCGTTGTCACTCTTGGCGTCGCTTTCAAAGGGCTTGCAATTCTGTCAGGCATTGCATCAACACTTTCAGCAATTAGCACCGCCGTAGGTGGTCTGGGCACCGTGTCAGCCGGTCTAGGCGCAGCAGGTCTAGCAACACTTGCCACAGCACTTGGCCTAGTTGTACTCAACCTCACAGCCGTCTTTGGTTTGCTACGCAGCAAAGAAGACTTTGCCTACATCAAAGCAGCCGTACTTGACTTCACATCCACAATTGCAAACGCTTTTATCCTCATGGGCAACGCAATCATTGACGCCGGCAACTTGCTGATCAAACTTGGAAACCTTGCTTTGCCTGGCAACCCATTTGCAAGCATGGCAAACCTTGATTATTTCAGCGTCAACCGCACAATGGGCATTCAGAATCGCGCGCCAACAGTTGCAAACCCATCCAACTACAAAGACGTAGGCGTTCCATCCATTGTGGTCAATACCGGCGTTGGTGATCCAGTAGCCATCGGCCGTGAATTAGATCGCGTCTTGAAGCAATACGGCAGCCGTGTAGGAAGTCAAATCGGATAATGGCACAACCAACACCAAAGGTTTATCTGGCAATCAACCAAAGCCCCTACCTGGCATCGCCAACATGGACAGAAATCACTTCCTATGTCATGTCAGCCGACACCTACCGTGGCCGCGACAACGACTGGCAAGACACGCAATCAGGCACTGCAAGCATCACCCTCAACAACAACACACGCATATGGGACCCCGCCTACACCGCCGGCACCTACTACGGCCAACTAATCCCCCGAATGCAAATCAAAATCACCGGCACAATCAGCGCAACCGAATATGACGTGTTTCGCGGATACATCAGCGGATGGCCAGTCCAATACGACAACGCCGGCGCAACGGCAACCGTAACGCTTTCCTGCTACGACGCATTAGGTCTGTTGGCTCAGGATCAGCTACCGGCAGACTGGTCCGCAGATTACATATTGAGCAAAAGCCCTGTGCATTTCTACAAATGCAACGACCGTAACAACTCGCCCACTATTGCTGATTACGGCAGCGCATTGGAACCTTTATCGCAAACAACAGTTGCTGGTTTTAGACCACTTACGTCTAGTCAACAGTTGGAGTTTGGTTTGCAATCGGTCAGCGCAGACTTGACGAACTCGGTCTATGTCAAATACAACACAGGAAATACACCTACAACAGGTGATGCCACAATCGCATTTTTTGGTGCATTTTCTAACTCATCTAACACAGAAGCAGTATTGAGTATTGCCAGTATCACCGCCAGTTCCAATATTGCTATTTATCCAAACACGCCAAATCAAGGCAATGTCTATGTTGAGGTGTACAACGATTCAGCAGCGACAGGATTTGCGTATTGCTTAGATGATGCAACCACATCCACACCTGCTTTTTACACAATTACCTACACGGCATCTACTGGTGCAATAAAAATCTTCATCAATGGTGTAGATAGAACGCAAACAACTGGCCCATATGCACCTAGTAACAGAACTGGCGTGAAACTGTTTCCCACAAGGTCAGTCACACTACTTGGCGCACAATTCCAATCTGTTTCGCTATATAACAAGATTTTGACACTTGCCGAGATTCAAGCCATCTATGACCTGTCAGTCGCACAGTTTTACGAAACAACAGCTGCGCGTTACGCACGCATACTTGCAAACACGGCATTCCCCGCCGGCCTCAAATCCATCAGCGCAACCAGCACGGCCTATGCCTTGGGCATCACAGACGATTCACCAAACTTGACATCGGAATTGCAACTAAACAATCGCACCGAAGGCGGTTTGTGTTTTGTAAGCAAATCAGGGGTACTAACTACAAAAAGCCGATACGAACAATTTTCATATGGGTACACGGATCAACTGCCGTTGACATCAACCACAGACACTGGATTTGATACGTCGATCAACATTTCCTTAGATGCAGACGAAATGGCAAACGATGTGGCAATCACCTGGACAAATAACAACGTAGATTCAATTACCAATGCGGCAAGCGTTACTGCTTACGGCCAAAAACAACAACCCTTTACTACTCAACTATCTACCTACGATGAAGCAATTGCGCTTGCAAACATGAAAGTCGGGCTAGGTCAATACCCAAGACCAAAACTTTCTGAACATCGCGTCAACCCTGCAAACAATTCAACCACCTGGGCAAACATCCTTGATATGGAATTGTACGAACGGTACTCACTTGCCGTGGCACCCAAGGTCGGCAACGCCACCACCTACACACTGTTGATGCAATCGGTCAGCCACCGTATTGAGCCTGGCCGTTGGGAATGCCGGTTCAAAGGATCAAACATCTATGCAGCTGTGTTCCGTCTTGACGCGTCATTACTCGATGGCCCCGACGTATTGTTGTACGCTCAATAGCCATGGCTACACCTACAAACCTACCTGCGTCTTTCACAAGCGCAGTTTTGACTTCAAGTCAGATGAACAACTTGCGTGGTGCGTTTCGTATTTTGCAAGTAGTCACAGGTTCAAGTAGCACACAGTCAAACTCATCTACCACAACCCTTGTTGATACTGGTTTGTCTGCAACTATTACGCCACAATCATCGAGCAGCAAAATCCTCGTGTATGTGGCACACCCACAATGTTTCAAATCCACACCTAATGGTTTCACTTGTTTGAAATTGTCAATGCTTAGAGGTGCGACGGTCATTCAAGATGTCGTAACAGTTGCTGGTTTTACTGGTACATCGTTAGACAATGTTTTCGGCGTAAGTGGCGTTCACTTAGATAGCCCTGCAACGACTAGCGCAACAACATACAAAACACAGTTCGCTAGTGCTTTTGGTGCAGCGTCTGTATCTGTTCAATACGGCAGTGCAGGAACAAGCACCATCGTACTTATGGAGGTATCAGCGTGACAAGCCCATTCCCTATTGACCCAATAGTTCAACTGCTAATAGATGCGGGTTTTACTACTGGTTGGGCAACCAAAGGTGACACACTGATTTTATGGGAACACGATGAAGACCCACCAGCACCACTAACACGACCTAGTGAAGATACGCCGTAGTTTTTGGTTGGTGTTCGCACCAGTGGCAGTGTTGTCGCTGTTTGCACCACCAGTAGTAAAACCCGCATCTATTAGCAGTTGAACTATTGGGTCAATAGGGAATGGGCTTGTCAAGC